CAACTCAAGAAGCCATGAAAACGACTGAGAAGCCCTCAGAAGGCCACCAAACGGCCTCAGAAGCCCTCAATAGCCCTCAAACGGTTTTGGGTAGGGACACAGACCTACAAAACCCGCAAATCGGCGTACAAACCCCCAGAATCCACACGCCACTGAACGATTTGCCGTCACGCGGGGGTGAATTGATCGATCTGGCGACCAGTCTGGGCATTGATCTTATGGAATGGCAGAAGTTCGCGTTGATTCACACGCACAAGGTCAAGCCTGACGGACGCTGGGCAACGCCAGTAAATACAATCGTGGTCGCACGTCAAAACGGAAAATCGTTCTTGCAGCTCATCAGAATTCTAGGCGGCTTATTCCTATGGGACGAAAATTTGCAGATTGGTTCAGCCCACCGCCTATCCACGTCGCTGGAACAATTCCGGGCAATGGTGCAGATTATTGAAAAAAATGAATCGCTTGCAAAACAGGTAAAGAAGATTCGTTGGCAGCATGGCGGTGAGGAAATCGAAACCATGACAGGCAATCGGTTTATTGTGCGGGCTGGTGGTTCGGCAGCGCGTGGTGTTTCCAGGCCATCAACAATCCACCTGGACGAATTACGCGAAATGACGGACATTGAATCGTTCGCAAGTTTACGGTACACCCTTATGGCTGCCACCAATCCAATGGTCATGGCCTATACGAATGCGGGTGATTCGTCGTCGGTTGTGCTGAACCAATTTCGCGACCGCGCGTTGGCTTCGATCGCAGGGGTTGAAGATGACATTGGTTATTTTGAATGGTCAGCGCCGACTGACGAAATCAGCGTAGAAAACGCAAGGCACGCCAACCCGTCAATGGGCAGACTTATCCACGCCGATAATATCAAATCGGTTCTTAATGACCCGCCTGACGTGGTAATGACTGAAGTGTTGTGTCGCTGGGTCGTGGCGATCAATAGCGCGGTGGACGCCGCTTCCTGGGGTAACTGCCTAGACAAGTCCATTGACCTAGACATTGACAAATTGACCTGGCTGGCGATCGATCTTAGCCCAGACAGAAAACACGCCAGTTTGGTCGGCGCCCAAAAAATCGGAAATGAACAATTTGTGGTCAAGTTGCTACACACCTGGCAAAACGATCTTCAACTTGATGACAAGGCAATTGCCAACGATCTGGCAGATTATGCGCGCAAGTACCCAACCGAATACGTTCTTTACAGTCGCAAAACCAGCGCAGCGGTCGCCGCACGCCTGGCACCTGCTGGCATTCCAATTTTCGACATGGACGGCGTTTACCCACAGGCGTGTGATGAAATGTTGTCTGCGATCAATAGCGGTCGTTTGAAGCACAGGGGTCAAAGTCAACTTTCGGAAGAAGTGTTGGCTGCGGTGCAACTTCGTCGTGGTGATGGCGGCTGGGTCATTGGACGGCGGGCGTCACAATCCGTCGTTTGCAGCGCCGTCGCCGTTGCCCTCGCGACACACTTCGCGACACGCCCAGAGAATGATCTTGACATCATGGTCGGTTGAACTTATAACCCTGACACAATTAGGGCATGGCATTTTCAGATTTATTCACACGCAAGGTTGACGCTGCCGTTCCAGTCGAAGCCGCAAGCGTGGACGCAGCTGCGGTGGCACCTTATTACAGTGAGGTTGGAAATCTTTTCCTATTCGGGGGAATAGTTACCGCTTCACGCGCTGAAGCAATGAGTGTGCCAACCGTAGCGCGTTCGCTGGGAATCATGCAGACAATTGCTTCACTTCCAATGCACACACGCAATGAAGCAACTGGCGAGAAGGTCACACAACCACGCGTCATCAATCAGCCCGACCCACGCATTCCAGGTTCAACATTTTGGGCGTGGATTATTTCAGATTTGTTCTTTTTTCCAAGTGCGTACGCATACGTTATGGACAGATATGCGGACACAGGAAAAATTCGCGCAATGGAACGTATCGCACCTGAGCGCGTAACAATTACAACAAACGGCATGGGTTATGAGATTGCAACTTATTCGATCGACGGCGCATTTGTTGACCCAGCCAACCTGGTTGTTTTCCAGGGTTTCCAGGAAGGTTTGCTTAGTCGCGCAGGTCGTACCATTCGCGCAGCTGCTGCACTAGAACGCGCGGCAATGAATTTTGCAGTTGAACCAATTCCACAAATGGTTTTGAAATCAAACGGCACTTCATTGCCAGCCGATCGCGTTTCAAAGTTACTTAGCGCCTGGCGTACTGCACGCGCTAACAAATCAACTGCATTCTTGAACGCTGACGTAACACTTGAAACTTTGGGTTATGACCCTAAGAATCTGCAATTGAATGAAGCCAGAAACTACGTTGCCTTAGAACTTTCACGCGCAGCAGGATTACCTGCTTATTTCACAGATTCACAACAATCAAGTTTCACCTATTCCAACGCCTTAGACAAAAGGCGCGACCTCGTCGATTTCGCGTTCAGAAATTACATGTCGATCATTGAAGAACGTTTGAGTTTTGCTGACTTCACACCAGCAGGAAACAAAGTGAAATTTGATCTTGACGATTTCTTGCGTGGCAACCCTTATGAGCGCGCGCAAGTTTATGAAATCTTAAATCGAATCGGCGCAATGTCGATCGACGAAATACGCGAGGAAGAAGACATGCTGCTATGAAAAAAGTCATCACACCAATGCAAATCACGGCGACAGATTCCAACAGTCGCACAATCACCGGCCGAATTGTTACCTTCGAAGAAACTGGCAACGCTTCAATTGGCAAGGTTCAATTTGCAGCAGGTTCAGTTGAACCAACCGCAGTTTTGCTTAACCTGGAACATGATCGCACCCGCAGAATTGGAAAAACTTTAGACATCGGTTTGTCAGCCGATAACAAGGGAATTGACGCAACATTTAAGATTGCTGAAACAACCGCAGGCAATGACGCACTCATTGAAGCGCAAGAAGGTTTGCGTGACGGATTTAGCGTTGAAGTTTCATTTGACGAATACGAAACTATGAAAGACGGCACCATTCGCATTCTCATGGGCGAACTCACTGGGGTCGCATTGACGTCAGAACCTGCCATTCGATCAGCACGCGTCGAATCAGTCGCGGCAACAGAGGAAGAACAAATTTCAGATTCCACAACGGAATCTGAAGCAACACCAACAGAAAAGGACGACGAAGTGGAACACACCGTTACACCAGCGGAAGCCGTCGAAACGGTCGAAGCCGCACAGTCAGTAACCGCACAATCAAACTCAGTAGGCGGCTGGAAGTCAGCCCCTCGCATTGAAATGACCGCTGCTAAGTACCTTGAAAACAAGGTTCTTGCTGCAACAGGTGATGAGAATGCACGTCAGTACGTTCTTGCAGCTGACAACACAACTGACAACGCTGGCCTAGTACCAACACGCCAACTTTCAGAAGTTATCAACGGACTATCAACAACAATCCGTCCAAGCATTGACGCGATCTCTCGCGGTGCATTGCCTGACGCGGGAATGACATTTGAAATTCCAAAAATTACAGTTGCACCAACAGTTGCAGTTGTTGCCGAAGACGCAGCGTTTTCTGAAACAGATCAGAACTCAGCGTTCCTATCAGTTGACGTCAAGAAATTCGCCGGGCAACAAAAATTCTCAGTTGAGTTGCTCACCAGAACTTCGCCCCTATTTTATGACGAGTTACTTCGTAATATGGTCGCGGCAATGGCTAAGGCGCAGAACTCATACGTCAACGGCATTTTGATTTCGAACGCGTCACTTGACGCAACAACAGTTGCAACTTATCCAACCGCTACCGAATTGCTTGGCATTGTTGGACGCGGCGCAGCGAGCGTTTATGGCGCAACTGCGGGTCTTGCAAATCCATTTGCACGCAATATGATCGTGTCAACGGGTCAGTGGTCAAACCTCATGACACTGAATGACGCTGGCCGCCCAATCTATTCACAGGTTTCAAACCCTATGAATCAGGCAGGCGTTGCAGTCCCAACAAGCCTGACTGGTAACGTTGCAGGATTGAATCTTTACGTTGACCCAACAAACGGCGGCGACGGCGACGGAACAATCCTGGTTGTCAACCCTGACGCTTATACATGGTACGAAGGAACTTCATACCAGTTGCGCGCAGAATCAACCGCTGACGGTTCGATCACAGTCGGCGTCTATTCATTTGGTGCGGTGGCGAACAAGATTAACGCTGGCGCGTTCAAGAATAACAAGGCGTAAAGCCCAAAACTAATCATGCGGCGGGTTCTCCCGATCTCGCCGCAGCAGATCGAAAGGAAACGGACATGCCAGTCATTGTCACTGCAAGCCAACTGCGTACGGTGCTTGGCGTGTCCGTTTCACTTTATTCAGACAGTTACCTGGACGAAATAATCAACACGGCAGAAGCCGTGATTTTGCCAATGCTGGTTTCAAATTCATCAGCGGTTAACGCGTACAAACTTGAATCAAACGTTGCAACTTATTACACCCAAAGACCACATCATTTTGTGGCAGGTCAATCAGTCATTGTGGCTGGATTGCCCTCACCATTTTCAGCAACCGTCACAGTCATTGACGTAAAGGAATATCACTTCACCGCAGCGCGTACGAATGCAGACGTGACCTTGCGCGAGATAATCCCAGCAGGTACCGCGACATTATCCGGGTATTCTGCCGCAGATATTTACGCAAACAGTGCGCCAATCGAATCAGCAATCCTGGCAGTGAGCGTTGAAGTCTTTCAGTCACGCGTTGCAGCTGGTGGACAGATCGAAGGCGTCGATTTTACTGCTACGCCGTATCGCATGGGTCGCAGTTTGACCAACCGCGTCAGCACTTTGCTTATGCCTTACCTGGACGTTGAAACGGTCGTGCAATAAATGCCAGCCAATTCAGTCGCCGAAACCCGCGCAGCGCTAGCCAATTCTTTTAGCGCACTAGCTGCTAACATTTATTCCAGCGTACCTGAGGCACCGATTCCACCTGCAATTGTGGTGGTTCCAGATTCGCCATATATGGAAGTTGTTTTAATTGGCAAAGCCAAAACCCAGGTCAAGATCAACTTTGCAATTTCAGCCATTGTTGCTTCCAATAGCAACGCAGGTTCACTTGATAACCTGGAAAAACTCATCATGGGAATTCTTGCGGGAATGCCCGCAGGATACGTTGTTGGACAAATCGAAAAGCCGACGGTCTTAGAAGTAGGGCAGTCACCAATGCTGGTCGCCGACATCAACGTTTCAACTTACTACACTCAGACAACATAGGGGACAAAA